ATCAAAATTATATGATAAAGATTTGTATAATTCAAAAACTAAATCATATGCAAACTACCCTAGTAATTCTAAAGAATTTAAAAAAAGAGAAAAAGAATACAAAGATATGTTTAAAAGAATATCTAATAAGTCTGTTGTTAAAGATATTGGTGTTAAAAATGAAGAAGAATTTTGTAAAAATATGTATGCTGTTTTTGAAGGCAGAGAACCACAAATTGCTAATCAAAAACTAATTCAATTATATTTTATTGACAAATTACTACAACTAAAAGAAAAAGAACAGAATGAGTATCTTACTGACCTATTATTCATAGCACAGAAAAAAGGAAACAAAGTTTTTGATTTTGGACCTTTTGGTAAGCTATATTAACTTATAAATAGTCTTATATTTGTTGATGAATTGATTGAAAGTGGTTGCCAAATCACACATTTTATAGTATAATGGAACAAAATGAGAGAGAAAAATGTTTAGTTTTAAAGGGTTTTTTACCCGAGATAAGAATACACACCTAGAACACCTAGAAGATGACATTATTAATAGAGGTGCAGTTGGTGGAGAGAACGCAATAAACTTCCTAAAAGCAGTTAGAAATATGCTAGCTGGTTCTGGTAAAAGTACAAACATGACCGTCAAATGGGACGGTGCTCCAGCAATTATATGTGGTGTCAATCCAGAAAACGACAAATTCTTTGTCGGTACTAAATCAGTATTCAATGTAAAACCAAAAATCAATTATACAGCAAGAGATATTGCAAGAAACCATAGTGGTGTTGTTGCAGATAAATTAAGAGTATGTTTAGCAAACTTATCAAGATTAAAAATTAAAGGTATTTTACAAGGTGATTTATTATTTACAGATGATTTAAAAGTTATTAATATAGAGGGTGAAAAAATGATTTCATTTACACCTAATACTATTACATATGCAGTACCTCAAAATAGTGATTTAGGTAAAAGAATTTCAAAAGCTAAAATGGGTATAGTATTTCATACATCCTATTCTGGCAAAACTATGGATAAATTATCTGCTGGTTTCGGTACAGTTACAGGTTCATCAAACAGAAATGTATTTTTAGCAAGTGCAGGTTATAAATCATCAGCTGTTATGTTTGATAAACAAGAGTTGTCCAAGTTTGACGCACAGATAAGAATGGCTGAAGGCTCTTTAAGAAAAGCAGGTCCTATATTAAACTTAATGAGTAAAAATATATCAGACGATACATCCGTAGGTTACAGATTAAAAACATTCTTTAATTATTATATAAAAAATTCAAATGCTGGTATGGATAAAGTTAGAACTATGCAAAAACAATTTGCTGATTACTATGAAAACTTTATTAATGCAGAAATAGATTCAAGAAAAACACCGAGAGGTAAAGAAAAATTTATTAAAGCAAAGAAAGAAAATTTAAGATTTATTCAAAGAAATCAAACGGCTTTATATTTTGCAATTGCAAGTCATATAACATTAGGTACGGCAAAGAACACATTACTACAAAAGATGAGTCAGATACAAAGTATCGGTAACTTTTTAAGAACTTCTACAGGTTATAGAGTTACGGCACCAGAAGGATATGTAGCAGTTGATAGTGTTGCAGGTGCAATTAAACTTGTAGATAGATTAGAATTTAGTAGGCAAAACTTTACTATGCCTAAAGGTTGGAATTAATGGTTAGAATAATAGATTGGTTCTATAATAAGATTGAAAGTATAGGTAGTAAAATGTCTGTATGGGCATGGCAAAAAAGATGGTGCAATAGAGACAAAGGTACAGGTTATAGAAAATGAAATCATTTAGTCAATACTTTTTTGAAGCAATCAACGGACCTAAAATCATTATGATTGGTGGACCAGGTTCAGGTAAATCTACCTATTCAGAGTTGATTAAAAAAGAAATGGGTATTGCACACATTTATACTGGTGATATGATGAGAGCCTTATCAAAAGAAAATACACCAGAGGGTAAAAAAGTAAAAGAATTATTATCAAAAGGTGAATTTGCTCCTACATCTATTGTTATTGACGCAGTAAAAGATAGAATGAAAAAACCAGACGCTATGAAAGGTTATGTATTTGATGGTTTTCCTAGAAATGTAGAACAAGCAGAGGCTATGGAAGACAAAGGTATTGAATATGACTATGTTGTAAATCTTGTAGTTTCAGAGGAAGAAGTTATAAAAAGATTGACAGCAAGAGGTAGAGCAGACGATAAACCAGAGATTATAAAGAATAGAATTAAAGTATATCATAGAGAAACAGCACCTCTATTGAAATATTACAAAGATGAAATAATAAATATTAAAGCAGAGGGTGATACACCTGAAAACATTGCAAAGGAAATAATTAAGAAAGTACAATGAAGAACTTTGACGACATAAGATATTTACAAGAGGGTTTATATGACCCTAATATCTTCAAGGCATTTTTCCTTGCAGGTGGTCCTGGTTCTGGTAAAACATTTGTAACTAGAAACGCATTTGGTGGTACAGGCTTAAGACAAATTAATTCAGACTCAAGTTTTGAAAGAGCATTAAGAAAACATGGTCTATCTCTAAAAATGCCTGAAGATGAGGCAGAGTCTAGAGATATATTAAGAGCAAGAGCAAAAGGTACAACAGATAAAACTATGGACTTATCAATCAAAGGTAGATTAGGTATGGTCATAGATGGTACAGGTAGAGATTACGATAAGATTGCAAATCAAAAAGCATTACTACAACAATTAGGTTATGATTGTTATATGATATTTGTAAATACAAGTTTAGATGTTGCATTAGAAAGAAATAAAAAAAGAGAGAGAAGTGTACCAGAATATATTACTAGAAAATCACATGCTATTGTTCAAGCTAATATTGGTAGATTTCAAAATAGTTTTGGTACAGATAGTATGATTATCATAGACAATAGTAAAGACGACAGAGAGTTGACAACACAAATTATGGACAGATGTTCTAAAGCCGTTAGAAGATTATTGAGTAATAAAATTAGGTCATACACAGCAAAAAGATGGATGGCTACAGAAAGAAGATTAAAAAGAAGATGAAAACTTTTTTAGAAGCAGTAATAGATATACCTAGAAGAACATACGCTAAAGGTGTATTTGATGGAGCTGACACTAAAGACCCTAAAATTAAGGCTAGTGTAAAATCATTAATAGACAAACAGATTAAAGAGTTTGAAACAGAATATCCAGTTGTAAAAATTGGTCTTATTGGTTCTATCTTAACAAAAAGATATAGAGAAGACGCAGACCTAGACATTAATGTATTGTTTAATGTACCAGTAGAAAAAAGAGAAGACGAAAGATTAAGATTATCTCAAAAGTATTTGTCTGCTAAAAATCCAGATAGTATTCAAGGTAAGTTAATACCAGGTACAAAACACCCTATTAATTTTTATTTCATAACAGACATAAAAACATATAACGACCAAGAGAAAAAAGCAGACGCAGTATTTGATATAGAAAATAACAAATTTATCAAAAGACCTGAAGATTTTACTTTTGACCCTAACTTATATGTAAAAGAATTTGAAAAAAAAGTACAAGAAATAGATGTGGTAAAAGGTGAATTAAAAAGAGATATTATAGATTACAGAGAACTAGAAGGCTTAACTTCAGATGATGTATTAAATCTACAAGATAAAATTAATACAAAGTTAGATGAAATAGAAGATAGTATTAGAGATATAATTAAAATAGGTGACGGTGTTGACGCAGAAAGAAGAGCTGCATTTGATAAAGACATGTCGCCAGATGAGATAAGACAATACGGTATTAAGAATAGATTACCAAAAGCAGTTATCTATAAGATGTTAGAAAAATACCACTATTTAAAATTCTATAAGAAATGTAAAAAGATTTTAGATGATGGTAAAGTAACTGATAAAGAAATAGATGATTTAGAAATGCATGAGGCTAGAAGAAAGTCATTAGCATTTACATTTGGTAGATTTAATCCACCTACAATTGGTCACGAAAAACTTATTAATAAAGTTGCAAGTATTCGTGCTGATGATTACAAAATTTATTTAAGTAGAAGTGAGGACGCTAAAAAGAATCCTCTATCTGCTAGAGACAAACTATCTATTATGAAACAAATGTTTCCTAGACATGCTAGAAAGATTGTTATTAACACGACAAATATGATTTTAGATATTTGTACTGAACTTCATAATCAAGGCATAACTGAAATCTTTATGGTAGTAGGTAGTGATAGAGTTAGAGAATTTACAACAATCATTAACAAATATAATAATGTAAAATCAAGACATGGTTTTTATAACTTTGATAATGTGAATGTAGTATCTGCTGGCGAAAGAGACCCGGATGCTGAAGGCGCTTCTGGTATGAGTGCAAGTAAAATGAGAGCTGCGGCTGCTGACGGTGACCTAAAAAGTTTTGAAAAAGGTTTACCAAGAGGTGTAAACGCAGACGCATTAATGAAAAAAGTTAGAAAAGGTATGAACTTGGCCGCTAACTATTTACATATGAGAAATTTAAAACCAATTGCTAGTTTAGAACAGTTTGAACAACAACAGATTAGAGACCTTTATATCAGAGAACAGATATTTAATATTGGTGATACAGTTGACTATATCAAAGAAG